TCCAACTGATCGCCCCATATATCCGTATCAAGACGCGTCGTACCTAATCCTATCCAGAAATTAATGGATGCATCTGGATAGGTTGTAGTATTGGCGAATTCAGGAAATATGGAGCGAAATGTTGGTGCGTCTACCATTATGCAATACCATAACGGAATCCAGTTGCTTCGACATATACGCTCTCGATCACACCAAGTTTTGCGTAATAAGGGCGGATTTGATCGAAGCCACGGTATTGAACAGGTGAGCCAACGATAGGCACGAGCGGATAACGCACTACATCATAGGTATCACTATATGCGTACATACCATCGGTTGCTTGAACACCGCTGGTGTTGCCGTTGTTAGTACCAAGCAGCCATTTCACCGGAGCCATTTGCAATGGAACACCATTGTTTTTAATCGAGATGCTGTTGTTCTCGACGTAAGTCATGACGCTTACGTTACCAGCCGATGATACTCTCGCAGTTGCGATATACGCATAAGCGGTAGGCGAAATCAGCAAGCGAGTTGGGCAACGAGTATAGCCAGTGTTTTTCCACACTGCATTAAGAAGTGCGTTAACATCGTTTAGAATCTCGTCAGGGGTTTTGCTCGCCCACAGAGTCGACAGCGATGCACCAGTGGCGACGATCGAACTTTCGGTCATGTTCGGGTTATTGAATAAACCATAGGCCGAAACACCCGAAGGCATCGTCACAGTGGTATCACCGATATAAACCATCTGATCAATATCTTGCTGATACTTACGACGCAGTGCCTCGAACTTCATCTCATCAATGTTTTGACCGAGAAGCATCGAGCTTTCCAGTTCAAAAATCGAGTAGTTGAGCGTCGAACCCCAAGGGATAAGCGGGGATTGAACTTTACCCACGTCGATAGACACGTTAGGAACATTCGACGTATCTTTACCGATAAAGTTCTTTTTACCGCTATCCACGCCACCCGTTGCCGCGATGTTATGAATGGTATACGACGAGAAGTCGTGCGCCATGGTCACATCGGTACGGAAAGGAACGTCACGCATGTAGGTGAAGCTTTGCAGGGGCATGTGGATAGTCTTCTCCAGCAGCTCCAGCTGTTGCACAAGGAACGACCCGGTAGAGTCAATCGTTGTTTGGTCAAAAGTGCGACCGATTTGAATATTACTCATGAGTGTATTCCTTTCAATTAAACGTTATAAGCGATTTCAGAGATACCATTCGCATCCGCGCCGCCAGTGAAGTACGTATTCACACCGAAAGCGGTAAGGCTAATGGTGTTCTGGGTTACGGTGATTGCAGTGGTGTCGCCCGCCGTTGGCGTACCGCCAGTGGTCATCTTGAACGACAAACCATTATCCAGCGTGTACTGAGTAGCGAATACACCACCCGTAAGCAGCACTGCACCACCTGCGCTGGTAACTTGGAAAGTCGTACCAGTAAGCATTTTGACGGTGTAAACGCCAGCTGGGGTAACGTCAGTAGCAGAAAGCGTACCGGCCGTTTGCGTACCAGTGCCAACCGTAGCAGCAGCGGTTACAGCAATATCACCAGCAGCCTCGATGCCACCAATGACTTTAACGCCGCTGGGGTTACCTACGCGTACGTAAACCGAACCGTTTTTAGTCGGAGCGTTTACTGCATAGTTGTTGACTTGAACTGCAATGTAACCGTTTTTCAGCAAGTCAGCAGGGAAGGTGGTATTAGGAACTGCGACACCAAGGCCGTCCGTACCATTACCCGAAGTAGGATATGGACGAACAAGGAACCCAGCGATTTTGATGAACGTATCACCCGCAGTAATCGCCCGGAGCTTACCAGCTGCAGAGATTTTTACAGGAACGCCGAAAAGGGTTGGGGTATTGGTCGTTGCGTCGAGAAACGCACTTTCCACCGTGGGGTATTGAACGGGGCGAGTAATTGTCCCGGCAATGCCACTATTCATAGCAAAAACAATAGAAACCATTAGATATTCTCCTATTTAGAAAGATGTTGATTGCGCAATGCATTGTAATCCACGTTGCCATGACGGTTGCGCGGTAGGCCATCGTTTGCCGAAGCAATGCGAGTGGTTCGTTTTGCGTTGTTCTGTTCACGCATCAATTCCGACGCACCAACAAAAACGCGATCCAGTTGCCCACATGGGAAGGAATCAAACGCAGGTTTTTTACCATCGAGGAACGGCTCAATCGCCGAGCGGCCAGCTTCAGTAGCATATGCAGCATCCAAGGCTTTGAGTTTAAACTTGCGAGCCACATCAACAAAGGCTTTGCTGTTTTTCGCATCGAACGAACCGAGCTTCACGGCAGGAGAAAGAATAGCGCCACGAGCAATCAGCTTTTTCGCTGTGTCAGTAACTTTCTTTTCTTTCTCTTTGCCTTCTTCTTCATCGTCATCGTCATCATCGTAGGCCGCGTTTTCTTCTTTCTCCGCAGCACTCTCGACTTCTTCTTCGTTTTTGCCTTTCAGCTTTTTGATGATTTCTTCAATGCTATCGAGTCGAGCGGAGAATTTCTCCATAGCATCCTTGGCGAAATGGTCATCAGGGTCACCACCGATGCGCTCCTCTTTTTTGATTTCTTCGGATATCCCGGCTGGCACAGGCTCACCCGGTACTGGCACAGCCTTTGCATTGCTTGGGTCAACGTGATTTACAACAGCGGGATCAGCATCCATCACTGCGCTAAACAGCGTTGCTAGTAGTTTGTCTTTAATACTCATTTTCACAGTCTCCTTATCAGTGATTGCACATTTATCGCCACACCTGCCATTATCGACGAGTGCAACATGATTCCCCACGATGTTGATTTGACGACCTTGGCCATTGCCTAAGTCCTCATATTCAGCATCATAGCCGCAGGAAATTTCTCGCTTGCCGCTAAGCACGGCCTCAATTGCTTTCGCATCGGTTATTAGTAAATCCGCATACATGAAACGGTCGTAAATACCCTCGCCACGACGCACGTTCTGTACCGTGCCTACCGCGTAACGCTTCCAGTTGCTGGGATCGACCATCACCGGAGGATGATCGTTAGTGACAGGTTTTCCGACAAAAGAAGCCAGCGTCTCGGAGCGGAATACTTCTTCAGGATCGCGGCTGATGTTTACAATCCCACTATTCGATTCAATCGGCACTTCCTGCGTGGTATAGACTTGCACACCCGTTCGAGCGATAATTACATCATAGCAGCACAAGAATCCTTCTGGCGTTTTGCTGATTTTTTCCGATAACTGTTCGGATAGGTAAAACCGCATCGGCGCTACGTCTTTTGCATTGCTATAGGCAATCGCAGCCGCTTGTTTATGACCGTATCCAGATTTTACCAGCTCCGCAATATTACCGCTGATAACCTCTTGACTCGAACCCGGAGTAAGTGGCATTTTAATCCTCTAAATGTTTAGGAATTACAGGAACTTGGAAACATCGGCAATTTGGTAGCGTCCCGGCATGCCCGGTGAGTCCGTCAAGCGTGGGAGGGCTGTCCCACCGCACAAATTGCCCATCCATCTTTTTATGACTTGGCCTTACATCGGAATCATGCGAAGTAGTCCAAATATATCCTTCACTTCCAATAGCTTCCGCCCTTGCTTGTACCAGCAAACTAGAAGCCCGTGAAGTCTCCGTGCGGGCAATCGTTCGTGCCCGCCCCTCAGTAACTTCGCCCGTGCGTAATATTTCTTTCGTAAGCGATGAAGCCCTAGCACCGCTGTAGATCGCTTCGTTCGCAAGATGCTGCACACGCTCAGCCGCTTGCAAGGGCAAGCTAGTAATTAGCTCCACCTGCAACTGCTGTGCTTTACGCACTGCTTGCCCAATAGGTGCCGATTGAATCCGCTGCCGCATCGAGCGCGAAAGATTCTCGCTATTCGCCACCCATGCTTTGCTATCATGACGAATAATGTCTGAGATAATATCAGCTGATTTAACTTCAGCCCATTCCCGAATCATGTCCGAGTATTTTACCAGCGTCGCATTAATTGACTTAAGCGAATCTGGTTTTTCAGGTTTATAAATACCAATGATTCGCCCTATTTCTTTTGCCACACCGCGTAAGATCGAAGCGTATTTGCGTTCGATGCTATTCGGTTTTTGAAACGGGCTTTTCTTCTTCATCATCGCCCTCTATAAGCTCGCTTAACGGCGCAATTTGTTTTGATTCTTTTATATCTTCGTCAGTGATGTTGCTAAACACCCCGGAGACATTGCTCATTTGCTTTAATTCTTTAACCGCCACATGGTTGCTAACGATTCCAGCTTCATACGCTTGCACGATCGCAGCCGTGTTTTTCTGTGCAATATCCGCTTTTTCTAAGTCAGTCATTTGCCATAGCGGATTGAACGTGAAGGTAAAACCTTTAGGCAGTGGCGCGCCGAACTCACTACGGCATAGAATATCCAGAATCCGGCGCAGCGGCGTGCGCATCTTTGTTTCTTGCTTTTTCTTAATGCCGTCGTAATAGGTGCGCAGGTCGCTTTCACCCGTGCTGCTTAATCCAGTGGGCGACTGTCCGAAC